TGACACCCAACAATTTAGGGTAAATTACAAGGCACATCATAAGGACAAAGGAATAAGTCACTATATGTTTATCAGACCCAAGTCGGATGGTTTGGAATGTAGCGAAGCGGATTGGTGGTTTGTACCCAAAAGTGATGTAGACAAATGGAATGTTGAACAATTAAAATATACACAAGCGTATGTCAAACAAGTTAGTTAAATTAATGGATGGAGTTGAGTACAATTATGTCGACCTCATTCAAAAAATGGAAGATGATAGTTATTACTATGGGGAGTTGTCCCAGATAGTAATGTCAAGTACAACAATAGGGCGGTTACTAGAGAGTCCTAAAAAATGGAAGTACTTACAAAATTACAAGCAAGACGAAAGTCCTGCAATGCGTATAGGTAGGTTAATGCACACGCAGTTACTAGAGCCAGAAAAATACGAGCAGTTTCACTTCACAAGTGCTAAGTCCAGAGCGGCAAAGGAGTTCAAGGAATTGGAAGCGGAAGGTGTACAAGTATTTACATCAGAGGAGCAACGTAAAGGGGAGCGTCTAGTGGATGCGGTATGGAAAAACGAGCAAGTTCGCAGATTAATAGAGAACGCAAGGTACGAAGTCCCAGAAGTTGGGTTTGTACAAGGCATTCCATTTAGAGGTAAGGCGGATATATTAAGGGATGGCGTAATCATTGATTTGAAAACAAGTCAAAGCGTCAAAAATTTCGACAAGTCTTCGGATGACTACAATTATGACGTACAGGCGTACATATATTGCGAGTTGTTTGGCGTAGACTACACAGCATTCAAGTTTCTAGTTATAGACAAGGGGACTCTTGATGTTGGGTTGTTTGACATAGAGGAGTCGTTTTTCGAGCGAGGTAAAGCAAAAGTACAAAGTGCCTTAGCGATCTACAATGAGTGGAAAGATAAAGATGTTAATGATTATATTTTAAAAGGAGTTTTATGTTAAAAAAATACGATACCCTATATATGTTAGTAAAAGACGAGGTTGGGTTTAACTTTCTCGCACCCACAAGAAAAAGGGAGTATGTTGAAGCACGAGCGTTATATATACACATATTGTTAAATTATCACGGCTTAGGATATTCACAAGTAGCAACCATCATAAGGCATATTGGTGGCAAGTTTGGTTTAAAATACGATCATAGTAAAGTGATACACGCTGAAAAAATGTGGAGCGTTTACAGGCGTTTTAACAAGGATTTAGATAAGACCCTTAACATACTACTTCCTAAATTGGGAATAGGCGACAAACAAGTCGAAAAGTTATTTATTAAGGAGCGAGTAGAGGAGTTTGACGATAGTAAAATAGATAAAGTAATGGAATTAGTGTCAGACTTATATTTAAAGGATGTTAAAGTAATAACAGAAAAAGTATGAAAACGGAGTTAGTTAAAATCAGTCAAGTAAAATCGAACCCTAAAAATCCCAGATTGATTAAAGGGAACAAGTTTAGAAAACTAGTCAAGTCGATTAAGGAGTTTCCAGAAATGCTAAAGTTAAGACCGATAGTAGTAGACGATAGCAACATAGTGTTGGGTGGTAATATGCGACTAAAAGCGTGTATTGACGCAGGACTAAAAGAGGTGTACATTATTAAAGCAAGTGAGTTAAACGAAGCACAGCAGAAGGAGTTTATCATTAAAGACAATGTAAACTTTGGAGAGTGGGATTATGACTTGTTAGGTAACGAGTGGGAGTTAGACGAGTTAGACGATTGGGGACTAGAATTAGCACAAAGCGTAGCAGACCAAGCCGAGTTGAACGAGATAAACGAAACGTATGACAATGACAATTGCGATTATCCGATCGTAGCAGAGTTTGACGAAAAGCACACAGCGTTCGTTATATTTACAAGCAATGCGATCGAGGAAGCGTTTGTTCGCACCCTATTTGACAAGGACAAGGAGAAAAGTTTTAAGAACACAGCAAAGGGTATGTCCAATGTAATAACATTTGAAGAACTACAAAAAGCGGTATATGAGAACAGTAATAGTAAGTCATAAAAGGGCAGACAGGGTAAATACAGCGAAGATGATAAAGGGTTCAGCGATATGCGTCCCAGAGTCACAGAAGGATATGTACGAAGCGAACAATGATTGCGAAATTATTACGCATCCAGATAGCGTAGTAGGATTAAGTCCAAAGCGACAATGGATAGTAGACAACATAGGCGATTGTTTCCAAGTAGATGATGACCTAGTAAGTGTCAAGTCAATGGTAACAGGTAGGAACATCCCAAGTGACGANATACATAGTCATATAGAGGACTTGTATTTTATGGCTTTAGATGCGAACATCAAATTGTTTGGGTTTAATCGTATTGCAAACCCTGTTGTATATAGCGGACTCGAACCCTACAAGTGTACAGGATTTGTAAGTGGTGGAGGTATAGGTTTAATCAAGGACGAGAACCTTTGGTTCCCAGAGGATATGAATGTGATCGAGGACTATTGGTATTCAGCGTTAAATGCTCACTACAATAGAAAGTGCTTAATCAATCAGATGATAAGTTTTAGTTTTCGAGACAGCAAGGGTCAGTCTGGAGGTTGTGCCGATTATAGAACAGTCCAAAAAGAGAAGGAGGGTTACATCACTTTGCGTAAAGCGTTTGGCGAAGCGATCGTTCCGAAAGGTAATGGCAATCCAAGAGTAAAACAAAAGAATGACCAATGGGAAAAATCATTAAGAGTACCTTTTTAACATTTGGGTATAACGATTTTTATGGTTATATTAGACAGACACAAATACTAAAATTATGAGTTATACAGTTACAACAAAAAACAACTACGATTTTTTCGAGTGCAGTTCAGCATTCCAAAAATCAATCCGCAGAGGGGACGAGGACGTTGCCCTATTTTGCGGAGTCGAATTACACGAGTCGGGTTTTCAAAAATATGCGTGGAAGCGTATGCTAATTATGGTAAGTGAGGATGTTGGTCTAGCCAACCCCCACCTGCCTGCAACAGTTCACGCATTACATAGCACATATACCGAGTTAGCCAAAAAAAAGGACAAACACGCTCCAGAGCGTTTGCAATTCATTCACGCAATCCTATTGTTGGTGCGTAGTCAAAAATCACGCCTTGTCGATTGGTGTACTTGTGACGTGTTCAACGACCACGATGCAAACTTGTTGGAGTTGCCCGATTACACNTTTGACCAACATACTCGTAAGGGTAAGCGTATGGGACGAGGTCTCGATCACTTCTGGACGGAGGGTTGCCACCTCGAAAACCATACGAATTTCGACAGGGAGGACGAGTTCAAACAAAACGCATACGTTAAATTTAAAAACAAAAAACGACCAAAACCGACCCCAACCCCAGAGTCGGAGCGTAAGTCGTTACAAAGCGATCTATTCAGTTAATATGAGCAAAGCAGATACTAACAAAAAAGCGTTGTTGACCGCCTTAGAGAAGTCCTTTGGGGTGGTCACGACAGCGTGTAGGAACGCCAACATAAGTAGGCAGACATTCTACAATTATTACAAAGATGACGAGGAGTTTAAGAAAGCGTGTGATGACATAGGCGAAATAGCACTAGATATGGCAGAGTCGCAGTTNCACAAGCAAATCCTAGAAGGGAACACAACAGCAACCATTTTTTACCTAAAGACCAAAGGAAAAAAGCGAGGGTTTATCGAAAGACAGGAGTTTACAGGTGCAGATGGAGACAGGTTGTTTGAAATCGAGATTATAAAAAATGCAGAGGACGAAGATACAGACTAATGTAGTTTTTGAACATTTAAGAGACAGCGATAAAAAGATAGTAGTCGAACAGGGTGGGACACGAAGCGGTAAGACGTTTAACATCCTGTTGTTTATTGTATTGCATTATACGACCTACAACAAAGGACACATAGTGACAATATGTAGAAAAACCTTTCCTGCATTACGAGGTACAGTTATGAGGGATTTTTTCGACATCCTCAAAATGTATGACCTGTACAATGAGGAATGGCATAGCAAGTCCGCACACGAGTATAGACTCAATGGAAATCTAGTCGAGTTTATTAGTTTAGACCAGCCACAAAAAATACGAGGGAGAAAGAGGGACTTCCTGTTTATCAACGAATGTAACGAGTTAAACTTCGAGGATTGGCAACAGTTGATATTCAGAACAAGCGGACGTATAGTTATAGATTACAACCCTAGTGACGAGTTTCATTGGATATATGATAAGGTGCTAGAGCGAGATGACGTAAACTTTTATCAGACAAGTTACAAAGACAACCCATTTATAGGCGAGACGATCAAGTCGGAGATTGAAAGACTTAAAGATACAGACGAAAATTATTGGAGGGTGTTTGGACTAGGAGAACGAGGACAAAGTAGAAGTCTAGTGTTCAGTTTTAGCGAAGTAGCAGATATTCCAGAGACAGCAAAGTTTGTTTCGTATGGTATGGACTTTGGTTATAGTAATGACCCCACCACATTGATAGGGACGTGGATAGATGGAATGAATATGTATTTTAGGGAGTACATATACAGGACAGGNATGACCAACCAAGACATAGGCAACGAGTTGGGTAGATTAGGACTAGACAGAAGGGACGAGATATGGGCAGATAGTGCCGAACCGAAAAGTATCGAGGAAATCCACAGAATGGG